GATGATGGTATTGAGTGTATAACGATTTATGAGAACGTCGCATTCAAAGATCAGTACATTCCAGAAGTTTCTACTATTGTATCTACTGCTGTTATTGGCTTGGTTGCTGCCAGTACTCCATTATTACTTAATGCAGTCAAACCCATTGTGAAACAAATCGTCAAAAAACTAACAAAGAAAAAAGATAAGGTATAATAAAAGTTAGTAAAAGGACTTGACCCCTTGAGAGGTTCTAGACGCTCTCTTTATCCCATAAAAATTGCTCAAGAAGCAAATATTCACTAGGCAAGGCAGTTCAAGTTTAAAATACGACCTTTTACTTTATAAGTATTGGAAGTTCTAACCAAAGCTAACACTCCCTAGTTAGAAAGAGCCAGTACTTATTTTTTTGTCTTGATTTCGTGTGTATGTGGTATAACTTGATTTGGTGGTATTGCTACTTCTATCCCTTCACAAATACTTGCATACTTGCCCACGAAAGTTACACCTAAGTTTGCTTGCTCCCCGCAGAGCTTTAAACGAAACATGGCAGTCTCTAACAGGGTTTTCTGATATAACAATTCTTGATTTTTTATATTTACCTCTGTAGCTTTCAAACATAGTTCTGGTGCTTTTCCTAAAGGAACAGTTATTTGTGCAGATATTCCATAATTTAAATTAAAATTTTCTTTTTCAAATCTAGGAGTTTCTTGTACATATTTGATCTCGCCAGTATCTTCATCATAAATATTTTGTCTCGTCACAGTTTCTTTAGGAGTATTGAATGACCAAGCATCTGTTACATAAGGAGTAATTGTAAGGCTTGGAGAGCTACAAATTATCCCCTGAGACATTCTAAAAACTGGCGTAGATTGTGGGGCTATCATGGTTGCATTATTGTTGACAGTCCCTTGAGCATTACTGCTTGGAGATGCCACAGTTGTATTAGCTAAAACTTTTATAGGGCAGAGAATAAGAGCTATTGCCCAAAGGTAGTTTCTACAGTGGTTGTAGTAGTGGTATTTATGGTGCGGTTTATCGTTGTTATTGTGTCGATTCCACTGCCAATCACTGACTCTACAAGAGAAAAGGGCTGTCCAGAATTTACTATTTTCCATCTTGGGACACCTTCCAGATTAGGACTTGTATATGAAAAATTAATACCATTAACTGTTTGTGTAGATTCTGCTGTGGGGATTGAATTGATATATCCATTGATGTCATTACTTTCAATATTATGCCCAGAAACACTTACTGAATATCCTGTTCGGTATTGATAGCTGGTAATATTTTCTGTTACTACACTTTGGGAAGTGGAATTTGTACTTGAACTCCCTGTACGAAACGTTGGTATGACTGGGTTTGCAAGGATTCTGACAGGAAATAATATTATTAATAGCAGCCAAAATTTAATCAATGGTAATCGTTACTGTTGTTTGTCCTATACAGCTAGTTCCCGATCCACCTGCTGTGCAAGTATGCACTCCACTGGATAAACTGGTCATCCCGAGATTTGATGCGGTTCCTCCGCTTCCCACTGTCGTTTGTCCAGACAAATGAGGTAAAGCAGAAATTCCTGATGATGGAGTAATGGCAGAAGGTGTGGCATCACCTATAGTTACTGATTCTGTCAAACTAAAAGCTGACCCTGCACTTGTAATTGCTTTATCAGTCTGTATCAAAGCTGGAACGCCATCAGTTAACGATCCAACATTCAATCCACCAATAGCTCCAGAAGTTGTAGATCCTCCAGAAGTTACAGATGGAGTAATATTATTACCTGATAATGAATAAGTCGTACCAAGTTTATTTGTGACGCTATATGGCATATCTACTGTGATCTGTGCAGATGTTGTAAATTTCTGCGTTATATCAGCAAAAGCGGCTGAAGGGAGCATAAAACAGGCAATAAGTAGCAGTTTTTTCATTTAATACCTACATTATTGTTTTTATTATCTACTATAACGTCTTTTTTAGGGTTGTTATTAATACTTTTAGCTTTTTTTGTGTCTCCATTCTTCTTAATATTTAAACCATATTGTGCAGTCACAGCACTTAGCAATCCAGCGGCAAATGTCGTATCAATTTGTCTTGTAGGATTTGGATTAAAGTATGACCAAGAAATAACTCCCAAACTCCAAAAAAGTATAATCATTTGAACCACATTTGCAATAAGACTTTGACCCTGTTGCTGTTCTTCTTGATCTTCCATAAAAGGTAACTACCTAATGTGTGAGGAGATAGCGTTTTAAGGCTGATATAGGTAGTTAGCCAAAAATAGCAAATATTGGTATGTTTGGAAAGAAACATATTAGAAAAATGACAGCTTTATTAAAACCATTACTTTTAAATTTTGCTAGATCGGAAAGTCTTAGAAAATTGTGTTTAGAAATCTTACGCTACTGCGTAGATAAAACTGATAACGATATTGATAATTCTTTGGTTGATTTGTTGGAAAGTAAATTATTTCCAGTTAAATGAGTAATAAGGATTTTTTCAATATAGAACTTGAAACACCACCTCCAGAACTGGAATTATCTGTTGAGATGAGATGCAGAGAAGTAATGAACAGTAAAAACTTTGATGAAGTAAAAAAATATTGCATACATCTAATTAAATATCAAATGAAACAAGACGTATTCTTGGCTGGTATGTTAGGACGATTAGCAGAACTTGAAGCATTACACGTTATAAAACAAACAAGAAAAAAAACATTATGGAAAAGACTTAAGACTGTGTTGAGCGTGTTCAGATAATCTTCCATCCTCCCAAAAGACTTTGTAATAATACTGATCAACTCCTAATTTATTTTTTCTAGTCAAAGCTTCTTTTACTGTTCCAACATACTGCTTATATTTGCCGGCAGAATGTCCAATAGTATGGTTTCTTTTTACAGATTGGTTTAGTTTAAATTTTTGTCCTACTGGCATTTTGAGTTTTCGTAAGCTTTGATTTCTTTGGCGGTAAAATCTTTTACCTGTAATTTTGGTATTTTATTAATTTCATAATTATGTTTCACAATGGCTGTTCTAATATGATCATTAATCCAGTTTCCATCATTTACTGTTAAGTCTGCTCTTGAATCTTTTGTTATATATATTTTATGATCCACTCCACGAAGTTCTACATCTAGTAATAATCTTACTAAGTTTTTTCTTCTGTTTTCTTGTAAAAATTTTAATTTTTTGCCAGATTGTGTTTCTTCTCGCTTCATTTTCTAATTCGTTGATTCGTTTCTTAATAGCATCATATCTGACACAATATTCTTTCATATCTAAATTATTAAACCAGAATTGATTTTGCAGTTCTGCAAGTTGGTACTGGTAATTTTTAATCAGATCTTTATTTTTCATTGAAATTATATTTTTTAATTAATGCTTTAATAACATCTTTTGGCAAGACATCTACAAGGTCAGGATCAAGCCATCCCTTTGGTGGTAGCTGTACCATCAAGCTAAACATATCTTCTCCTTTTCTTTGCCAACAGACCTCCCATAATTTTATTAAAAGTTTTAATTCAGCAATTCTTTTTTTTGCTGCGGCAATCTTTTCGGCTGTTGTCATAAAAAAAAGGGGCATAATGCCCCTATAACTTAGGCAGGGATCGCTTCAAAGTCTCTACTTCTTACTGGCAATGTGAAATTATCAACATTAATTTCAATCGCTGCTCCAGTACTGCCATCCCTTCTCTCAAAGGTTTTTAACTTACCACGACCAACAACAGTAATTTGATTGCCTTTCTTTACATAGTTTGCAATCACATCACCACGATTGCCCCATACCGCACAATCAAATTGTGTCGTGGAATCTTGATCATTTGTAAGTAAGGTAAAACTGGTTACTTTTGTTCCCTTTGCAGTTTCTTTCTGTACTGGATCTGAGGCTAAATTGCCAACGGCTGTTACGTTTAACATAATAATTTTTTTAAATAGGGTTGTTAGGTTTGTTCTGCCATTCTTCAATATCTTCTCGGTTGTATCGAATAGTGTTATTAAGAATGACAGTCCATTTAGGGCCACTAGGGTGACCCCTGCGTGTTTTGGTTCTCCAAAGACGCACAGTTTGAGGTTTTACACCAAGCTCTTCAGCTAATTGATCTGAGGTTATAAGTTCATTGCTCATGCATCCTCCTTCTCTAAAATAAGAGTTAATAAATCATCCCTTTGATTTTCACTAATAGCTTTAGATTCGTATCGTTTTGAGATATTTGTTTTCAACT